ATAAATCATATAATATGCAATATCTGTATGACAGGTAATATCTGTATGAGAGGTAGTATCTGTATATGAGGTAGTATTACCCATTGAATTAAATAAAATTATATTTTTAAGTTTATTTAATTTATTTAGTTTATTTAAGTTTATTTAGTTTATTTAAGTTTATTTAATTTAATAACTAAAACTATAAAAATCAGTACTTGCTTCACGTGTAGCATACGAGTAAGCAGGGTTTTGCGGTGTTGGGGTCGGAATTGTAACAGGTACGTATCTTAAATTCTCTGGTTTCAATGAAAAAGCATAACCTGCTCTATCAAAAAATAAAGCATTTTCCATAAGTAGATTATCAACTAATTGATAACGCATGGCAACCATTTGACATCCATAAGCTCTACATAAAGTACCACTTGGATTAGCAGGACTTACACCACTATCAGGAAATACAATTGTCATACCTCTTCTGTTAAATTCAGTTAATTCTTGAGCATCTGGATTATTTTTTACACCATAATAATCAGATGCTCTAACAAATACAGAATTACTAGTTAAGTTTACATATTCAAGAAATTCAGAATTTTCTAAAAATGCGTTATTAATTTTATCAACAATTAAAATAACTTTGTTTTTGAAATTTAATAAAGGCATATTTCCTAAATTTTTACCTGAATTTTCATAACTATACTCTTTTCCAAGCATTATATTGTCATACGATTTGAATATATCAGCTAATTTTGTATACATATCTTGGTTGTTACTTTTAATTCTTAAATGAATTATAAGCGGGTCAGTGGAATTAGGACACATGCCTCCAGCAAAAGCATAATTATTAATTGTGTCCATTACACTTCCAAAACTAACAGAATTAAATGTTTCCTTAACATAATAATCGTCAGATGTACTAGTAGCAACAACTGGTTGATTATTAACTGAGTAAATTTCGAAGTCTAAACATCTAACACCTTGCTTTAGAAGTGCTTTTAAATTACAAATATTTACAAAATCATTTTTATAACTTCCACCTGAGCAAGCATTATACGCCGTTTTAATATAATAGTCGAATAAATTGAATTTACAATCTGGGTCATTCTCCGAAATAGGCCTTATATTACCATCAATAGTAGAGTATAAGTTATTCATATAATCACATTCACTATTATCTAATCTACTTAGGTAAATCATGTAACCAATAAATATAACCAAAATAATAAAAATAAATGCCATTATCATATAACTCTGGAAATCTTCATCTAAATTTTGAATGGCGCTTAAATAATCTTTAGGTTGGCTTGACATATTACTAATATATTATACTATTTTTAATTTTAGAAGCAATTAAAATTTATTATATTATCATGAAATTAAGAATTAAAAAATAATACTATTATATACTTAAATATGGCAGGCGGCTTGATGCAACTAGTAGCAACTGGACAACAAAATATAATTTTAAATGGTAACCCATCGAAGACTTTTTGGAAATCCGCTTATAAAAAATATACTAATTGGGGGAAACAGAATTTCAGACTGGATTTTGATGGTACCCCTAGTTTAAGTCTAACAACTGAATCTACATTTAATTTTAAAGTGAAAAGATATGCTGATCTTTTAATGGATTGTTATATTTCAATCAATTTACCAACTATTTGGAGCCCTATTTTGCCTCCTCAAGCTATAACTCAACCTGATGGCTCAACTATTTATACCGATTGGGCTCCATATGAATTTCAATGGATAAAAGACATCGGTGCTCAAATAATTAGTCGTATTACTATTACTTGTGGTAATCAAAAATTACAAGAATATTCAGGACAATATCTTTTAGCTTCAGTTCAAAGAGATTTTTCTGGAAGAAAAGTAGATTTATTTAATGAAATGATAGGAAATGTTCCTGAATTAAATGATCCAGCAAATGCGGGTTCACGTGTAAATGCGTATCCAAACGCTTTTTTTGCTGGTATGCCACCACCAAATCAAACAACACCTAACCCAGCGGGCGCTCAGCCTTCTATAAGTGGTAGAAACTTAATGATTCCTCTAGGAGCATGGTTTAACTTAGTTTCAACGCAAGCATTTCCTTTAGTCGCACTTCAATATAATGAATTACAAATTAGCGTATCATTTAGACCTATTAACGAGTGGTTTACAATTCGAGATGTAATGGATTATACAAATACCTTTCCAGTTGTTGCTCCTAACTTTAATCAATTTTATATGCAGTTTTATAGATTTCTTCAAACACCTCCGGATGAAGAGCTTGGCCCCACATCATATTTAGATACTAGAACTAATTGGAATGCTGATATTAATTTAAATTGTACTTATTGTTTTCTCTCGAATGATGAATCTGAAATATTTGCTAAAAATGAACAAAAATATATTTTCAAACAAGTATATGAAAAACCATATTATAATGTAACTGGAGCGAACAAGATTAATTTGGATTCAATAGGTATGGTTATTAGTTGGATGTTTTATTTTCAAAGAAGTGATGCTAATTTACGCAATCAATGGTCTAACTACACAAACTGGCCTTACGAATATATGCCTCAGGATGTAACACCTGCTTCAACTGCCGGCGATTATCCAAATCCTGACACATCAAGTTTATATCCATTACTTGGTCCTGGTTTAAATCCCGATGGCACATTAAGCGGTCTTTACACTAGTGGGGGGTATAATCCGCAAAATATAAAAAATATTTTGATTGCTCTTGGAATATTAATGGATGGACAATATAGAGAGAATATTTTACCCGTTAATGTATATAATTATATAGAAAAATATGTCAGAACAGCTGGATTTGCTCCACCAGGATTGTATTGTTATAATTTTTGTTTAGATACAAATCCTTTTACAATTCAACCTTCTGGTGCTATGAATATGAGTAGATTTACAAATATTCAATTAGAGTTTACAACAAATGTTCCACCAATCGACCCGTATGCGCAATCATTAACTATTTGCGACCCAACTACTGGTGATATAATTGGTATTAATAAACCAACATGGAGAATTTATGATTACAATTATAATATGTATTTGATGGAAGAGAGAGTAAACATGGTAGTATTTATTGGAGGCAATGCTGGTCTTTTATATGCTACTTAATCGTATTTAAAATTGTATTTAAAAACGTATTTAAAAATAATTATATTATTTATTCAATTTAATAATATAATTTAACCTAAGGACCTTTTGGTGTGTCTGGGTCTCTCCAATCAATATCATGTGCTTCAAAATTAACAGGATCACCAATATCTTTATTTAAAAAAACCATAATAGGTTCTTCATTTGGTTTATATAAAGGCAATTTATTACCTTCAACAACAATTTTTCTAAGCTTAATATTTGAATCTTCAAGTTTTTTACCTTTCCAAAATAAAGTAAATGGTTGAGGTGTTCCGGCTGTATCTTCGTTTAACCCTCTATCTATAACAAAATTTTGTAAATCTTGAATAGTTCCTGCATCTATGTTTCTATCTAAATGTGTATTAACAAATCGTTCAGACATTTCCATTGTTCTTCCTCTTGCCGATTTAATCATCAAATGATAATGTGGTAAATCTTCGTCTTCATGGCCTCCCAGTTTGTTTTTTCTATATCTTCTTGTTTTTCTTTTTAAATTTTTACGAGATTTGTTTTTTTTATTTCTGTAAGTTTTCTTCATATAAATTATGCTATATAAAATATAAATATATACTATAAATAAAATCTCCTTGAAAAAAAATTGAAAACTTTTTTGACAAACAATCTAATTGTAAACACATATCAATACTATCGTCTCAGCTGAAATGAACTTTTATTCCGTCGAAGAAGAGCGCGACTCTTTTGGGGCAGCAGAAGGTACAATTCTGGCTACAGAAACAAAAATGTCAACTAATTATGCTTCTATTTATCAAAAAATTAAACAAAATCCTATCGTGGCTTTCAATGGACGAGTTGTAAAATACTTGAATTGTAAGTCAGTTGTTAGTGGAGAATATGAAAGTTGGAATGCATCACTTTGCACGGTTCCAGAGAGCCCAGAGATTGACCTAACACAAACTCACGTTCCTAGCGGCACTGAGTTAATGGTTTATTTAACAATAAATGGACAAAGAAAGTGTAAGAAAATAACGTTTCTTGAGGTAGAAAAAAAAATATTCTATGAGTGGCTTAGAAGTGACGGAACTTGGTTGTATCTATCACAACCTTTTATTGATGGACTTCTTCCCAACGAAAAGCGAAAATTAGGATTTACAGATTAAAACATACGTGAAATGAAGTTTTATAAAACTTTAGTAAATCTCCTTGAAAAAAAATTGAAAACTTTTTTGGTCAACCACTCAAGACTACTAACATATCAAATCGGATAGAAATCAAAATGCGTTCAGTCAAGGAGTTTAGAGAGAGACTTGGTGATGCCGTAGTTGACGCAATAGCAAAAAAAACTCGCATGGAGTTTGGTTGTCCCATGGAAGATGATCCGCCATTCAAAGACGTAACTAACTACAGAGACGACTGGACTCAATCTGTAACCAACACGCAGACTGTAATTACATTTACAAACTCGGGCATGACCAGAATCCACGAGTTTGCAGAGCAAAATCCACACGCATCCTCTTGTGACATTGGCTACAGCTTGTATCCAACATTGGCAAAAGACCGATATACGCGTCCAAGTCTTATTCAACGCATACAATCATTAACTGGGAGACCTATAAGTGATTGGAAATTTTGAAACACATTGGGTTAAAATAAATACATTTATTTAAAAAAAAATTGAATAAATAATTTTTATAATTATAATTGATTATAAAACTTATAATGCAGTTTATATCAATAATCAGAAATCTATTTATTAAGACGTGTTCAAAGCCCCTTCCTCTGGGTAGATGGAAAGTTGAAACATGTAACATTAAATTAAATAATAAAGTAGACTTATCAAATGAAGATCATTGTGGTCCTTGTGGGGAATATGGGATAATTAATAAAAATTCTATAAATTTATTAGAAAATGAGGATAAACTTAAAAAAATAAAA